TCGAAGGCACATCAGATCGTGGTGCATTAAGTTTTCCTGGCGTTCCTCCTAATCAATGGTATATGGTAGACTTATTCCCAGGATACAACTTTAACTTACGTGGCAGTGCTTATCGCACAGATAGTATTACACCATTAGGACCAGATAGTGTATTAATTGAGTTCCGTGGATATGGATTATTAAAAGATACTCCACAAGAGCGAGAGCAACGAATAAATGACCACAATGCTATATGGGGACCGTTCGGACGTAATTTGCATGAAGACTTGTTGGCTGTTACTGGTCAAGGAGTAGCTATGGCACCAGGTACTGAACGTAGAAGCATACTACATGGTAGACATGAAAACAATACTATACACGATGAAGTTGGTATGCGTCATTACTATGCAGAATGGGGCAAGTATCTAAACGTAGATCCAACAAATCCATTAAAAAAAGAAGAATTAGCTGTTGCCCTTTAACTGTAAATGTGTTATAATAGTACTATAATATATTAAAGAGTTAAAAATGAAAATAGCAATACTTAATGATACCCACTGCGGTATCAGAAATTCATCTGACGTCTTCTTAGATTATCAACAGAAATTCTACGAAGACGTTTTCTTTCCTTATTGTATCGAACATAATATCAAGCAAGTACTCCATCTAGGAGATTACTATGATCATCGTAAGTTCGTTAATTTCAAAGCATTAAATCACAACAGGGCTATCTTTCTTGATCCATTAAAGAATAATGGTATGATGATGGATATTATTCCTGGCAACCATGACGTCTATTATAAGAATACTAATGAGCTAAATTCATTGAAGGAGCTTCTTGGGTATTATATTAATAATGTTAATATTATAATGAAGCCTACAGTAATGAAATATGGTTCTTTATCAATGGCTCTTGTTCCATGGATTAATAATCAAAATTATGCTGAATATACTAAGTGGATTAAATCTTGTAAAGCAAAGGTTATTGGAGCTCATCTTGAGTTAAATAACTTTGAGATGATGAGAGGTATTCCATCCCATTCTGGTATGAGTGCTGATCTATTCTCTCACTTTGATACTGTATTAAGTGGTCATTATCATACTAAGTCATCGAAGGGTAATGTACATTATCTTGGTTCTCAGATGGAATTCTATTGGAATGATGCAGATGATCCAAAGTACTTTCATATCCTTGATACAGAAACATTAGAAATAACCCCTGTACTCAACCCACACAGAATGTTCTATAAGTTAGAATGGCGTGATGGATGTGATGCTGATTTGTCTCAAATTAAAAATAAGTTTGTAAAGATAGTGGTTACAGAGAAGTCAGATCCATATCTATTCGATAAGTTTGTAGATGAAGTTAATTCGTATAATCCGCATGAGCTAAAGATTGCAGAAACATTCGATGAATTCATGGGAGAGAATGTTGATGATTCAGCTATATCAATAGAAGATACACCAACCCTTTTAAATGATTATGTTGATGCAGTGGATACAGAGTTGAATAAATCTCGAATAAAGAGTATAATAAAGGCACTGTATACAGAAGCATCTAATATGGAAATTGTATGATAGTTTTTAAATCTATAAGTTGGATTAATTTTTTAAGTACCGGTAATAATGAAACCTCTATTCAATTAGATAGAAGTCCTACTACATTAGTTGTAGGTCATAATGGTGCAGGCAAGTCTACTTTATTGGACGCTATATCCTTTGCATTATTTAATAAACCTCATCGTGATATTACTAAGCCAGCCTTAGTAAATTCTATCAATAAGAAGAACTGTGAAGTTACAGTATTGTTTGAAATTGGAAATCATAAGTTCAAAGTTAAGCGTGGTATTAAGCCAGGCATCTTTGAGATATGGCAGAATGGCCATATGATTAATCAGAGTTCAACGACACGTGATTATCAAAAGTATCTTGAACAGAATATATTGAAGCTCAATCATAAGTCTTTCCATCAGATTGTGGTGTTAGGATCATCTTCATTCGTTCCATTCATGCAGCTCAAATCTAATTATAGGCGTGAAGTGATTGAGGATCTATTAGATATTAACATATTCTCTAAGATGAATGGTATCCTTAAAGAAAAGTCTGCTCGTACCAAAGAGGATTATAAGGCTCTTACAGTAGACATTAATCTACAGACCTCTAAGATAGATATGCAAGAAAAGTATATTAACGATATGGCAAAGGCTTCTGAGAGTATAGCAGAAACAAAGAGAGAATCTATTGCAAAGTTTTTAATAGAGAAATCTACATATGAAGCTGAAAGAGATGATCTTCAAGATTGGTGCGATAAATTTGACACAATCACAGAAGTTGCTTTAGATGATATATCTGATCGTAAAAGTACTCTTAATCTGGACCTACATACACTGAATAGTGAGCTAAAGACATTAATGAATGAATCTAAGTTCTATGCATCTAATGATGAGTGTCCCTCTTGTACGCAAGCAATAGATGAATCATTACGTAAGACTAAGATTGATGATATTAGTAATGTAGCTAAATCTAAACTAGATACTAAGAAGATCATCGAATTAGAATATACTCATGTATTAAATAACATTGAAGTTATTAGTAATAAGTTAAAAGAGAAGCGTGATATAAAGGTAAAGCTAAAGCTCAATGAGACTAATATTAAAAACGTCGATGCTAACATTGCAACATTAGAAAAAGAAATTCTTAATTCTACTGTGAGTAATTCTGATATTGATATTGCTAAGGTAGATCTACTTGCTTTGCAAGACTTTAAATTAGATTTATCAGATAATAAGTATCAGATCAATGAAGAGATATCATACTCTATCATCATAGCAGAAATGTTAAAAGATACGGGTATTAAGACAAAGGTCATTAAAGAATATCTACCGGTAATGAATAAGCTAATCAATAATTATCTACAGATATTGGACTTCTTTGTATCGTTCAATCTAGATGAGAATTTTGATGAAAGTATTCGTTCACGTCATAGGGATAACTTCTCATACGAATCATTCTCTGAGGGTGAGAAGAGTCGTATTGATTTGGCATTAATGTTCACTTGGCGTCAGATTGCTCGTATGAAGAATTCTACAAATACTAACCTACTAATTCTTGATGAGACATTTGATTCATCTATGGACCACGATGGTGTAGATAATCTAATGAAAATCCTCAATACCTTAGATAAGGGTACTAATGTATTTGTTATATCTCATAAGGGTGAAATCTTAGAGAGTAAGTTTAAAAGTAAGATTGAATTTGTTAAAGACCTTAACTTTTCAAAAATAAAAGATAATAAAGGCAAAAAAAGCTTGACCTCAAGCGCAAAATGATGTATAATTATATTAATGAATCAAAAGTGGAAGTGTAAATGAAATTATCGAGTAACACATTAACCGTCCTGAAGAATTTCAGTACAATCAATTCCAACTTGGTGTTTAGTCCAGGTGGTGAATTGAAGACAATGTCTAATGCAAAGAATATTCTCAGTTCTGCTGAGATAGAGGAGGAGTTCGAATACGAATTTGGTATATACGATTTGAATGAATTCTTGGCTGTAGTTGGTATGTTTGAAGCACCTGATCTATCGTTCCATGATAATCGTAAGTATGTTACTATTTCAGAGAATGGACAATCTATCAAGTACTTCTTTTCAGAACCAGATAATTTAACATCACCTAAGAAGAATATTGTTATGGCATCTACTGATGTTTCATTCGATCTCTCTAATGAGAATCTCAATACTATTCGAAAGGCTGCTGGTGTATTAGGTACCTCTGATCTGATGATTGAGGGTAAACCTTCTGACACTCATCTGGATTTAACGATCACAGATATTAGTAATCCAACTTCTAACTCTTATTCAATTAAGATTGATGTTGATAAGGAGATTGAAGCTGATTTCCAATTAGTATTTAATATTAATAATTTTAAGTTTGATGTAGGTGATTATCTTGTAGATATTTCATCGAAGCTTATTTCTAAATTTACACATAAAACTAGACCATTGATGTACTGGGTAGCACTAGAAAAGACATCTAAATTTAACTAATAAAGAAGAGACTATATTATGAATAACTTGATTATCCCAACCTCACCAGCTGACCGTAAAAAGATCCGTGATGCTATGACTGAAATTTCTAATGCATTTGCTCGTATTGAAGGTGAGCGTAGCTATGTTAAAGAAGCTGTAGATGTATTATCTGAAGATTTCGATCTTCCAAAGAAGTATCTACGTAAGGTAGCTACAGCATATCATAAGCAGAATATTGCAGAAACCTCAGAGACTATGTCTGATGTAGAAACCCTCTATGATGCATTATATAATTCAGCAGCGACAGTAGGACAATAGCTGTTGACATTATCCCTAAAGTGGGGTATAATAGTATTTTATATTATGGAGTTAATGAATGAACCAAGATGATACTTTTTTGTGGTGTGAGAAATATCGACCACAGACTATTGAAGATTGTATTTTAGATGATAATTTATCTAGTACATTTGCAGAAATTGTATCGAGTGGTAATGTACCTAATATGCTTCTTACAGGCACAGCAGGAGTAGGTAAGACTACGATTGCTCGTGCTATATGTAATAGCCTTGATCTAGATTATATTATTATCAATGCTTCCGAATCTGGAAATATTGACACTCTTCGAACAACTATTAAACAATTTGCATCGACAGTGAGTCTTCAGGGAGGTCTGAAGGTAGTTATCCTTGATGAGGCTGATTATCTGAATGCTCAAAGTACTCAACCAGCTCTTAGAGGATTTATAGAAGAATTCTCTTCTAATTGTAGGTTCATTCTAACCTGTAACTTTAAGAATCGCATTATTGAGCCATTACATTCTCGTTGTTCTGTATATGAGTTTAATACTTCTAAGAAAGCATTAGCAGGTCTTGCTGCTAAGTTTATGAAGCGATTACAATTTATACTTGAGTCAGAGGGTGTTACATATGACAATAAAGCGATTGCTAATCTTATTATTACTCATGCTCCTGATTGGCGCAGAGTTATTAACGAATGTCAGCGATATAGCTCTTCTGGTACTATTGATGCTGGTGTGCTGGTCGACATTGGAACTGATTCGTATAACAAGTTACTTAAAACCTTAAAGGATAAGGACTTTACTAAGATGAGGAAATGGGTTGGAGAGAACTCTGATACTGAACCTCATGTATTATTTAGACGTCTATATGATACTTTATCGGATCATTTGACACCTAATAGTATTCCGCAGATTATTCTTATCTTAGCAGATTATCAATATAAGAATGCTTTTGTTGCTGATCACGAATTAAATACAGCAGCATGTTTAACTGAAATTATGGCTAATGGAGAATGGCAATGAGTAATAACTCTATGATATTTGATCTAGAAACTCTAGGTACCGACGCATTTAGTTGTCCAGTATTATCTGGTGCAGCTTTTGCATTTGATACAACTAGGTTTATAAGTAAGCCATATAGTATAGATGAGATTGTAAGTAACTCTACATACGTTAAAGTTAATGTAAATGAACAGTGCACTAAGCTAGGCCGTGAGATTGAAAAGGATACTCTCACATGGTGGAAACAGCAAGATAAAGAAGTTCAAAAGGCACAATTAATTCCTAATAAAGATGATAAACCTGTTGCCGCTTTGATTAAAATGCTGTATAATACCTATATAGATAAGAGTACTGTATATACAAGAGGTAATACATTTGATCCTGTAATCATATCTTCTCTATGTAAGCAATTAAATATTGAAGAGCCATATCCATGGCATAAAGTACGTGATACAAGGTCACTTATAGAAGGTTTAAGCTGGGGTTGTAGTATACAAAATACGTTTATACCTGAAGGTATCAATAAAGATGATCTAGCAGTACATGATCCTCGAGTTGATATAGCATTGGATGTCATTCGTATCCAATCATTAGTCATAGCTATTTCATAGGAGTATAATATATGACATTTGCAACAGAAGATAATAACAGTATTGATGGAGCAGGTATGGTTTTATCAGAGTACTTTGATAAAACAGGCCAAGTAGCACAGGTTAAGTTACAAGCTAATGCTGGTGGTGATTATTACATCGACTATCGTGATGCGTCTTATCGTGTTATGAAG